GCGATTTTGTTTGTCCGACTGAAGTTACGAGGGCAATCTATGATGCTGACTATACAGTTTGGATGGATACTATTTCCCGAGGTAGATTTGAAGATACAAACGATATGTTTGAAACGCCTGACAAAGTAGACTACCATGTAGAAAAATGGTTTGATAACACAGATGAAGCTTTAGCTGATGCTATTGAAAGACATATAAGGATTAACAATGTTTGATTATAAAAAGCCAACAGTACAGATGTTGGGAAGATGGCAGCCATGGCATGATGGACATACAGAGCTATTTAAACGAGCTCACTCTGTTACAGGTCAAGTTGTCATTATGATACGTGATGTATTTAACTTTGACGGTGATGCTGGTGCTGGTCGTACTGTAGCACAAGACGATAACCCTTTTGGTATTATTGACGTGATTGCTAATATTGAAAAAGGATTAGCCCCACATGGTTTTTACAATGGAAACCAATATCTTATACTAGAGGTTCCTAATATTGTCGATATTAGTTATGGCCGTGGTGTTGGATATACATTCACTGAACATGATTTAGGTAAAGATGTACATGATATATCTGCAACTAAGATACGTAAACAAATGCGAGAAGATGGAAAACTCTAGTTGACATTTTTGATATAATGGTATATATTGATTCTAACAACGAAGGATTATATAATGGAAATAGTTAATACAACAGAAGAACTTTATAAACGTGACTCTAAAGGAAAGATTAGATTTTATCGTGGCGAAGTTGGCCAAGAAAATGGTAAGTATTATAAACGTGCCGTGACAGGTCTAAATGATGGAAAACTTGTAGAGTCAGGTTGGCGAGAAGTTGAACAAAAGAATATCGGCAAAGTAAACGAAACATCGTTACATGAACAAGCATTGGCTGAAATAACAGCAGATGCTAAAAAGAAATCAGATCGTGGTTATTTTAACGATATTAATAAAGTTGATACTTACGATAAAATCAAACCAATGCTTGCTTCTAAACATGAAGATGCTAAATATGATTTTGAAAATAAAACATATTACACGCAGCCAAAGCTAGATGGTATTCGTTGTATTGCAAAATCTGATGGATTATGGACCAGAGCAGGTAAAGAGCTTATAAGTGTACCTCATATTAATGACGAATTAAAAACATTCTTTGAAAAGTTTCCTGATGCTATTTTGGATGGTGAGTTATATAACCACGAATTACGTGAAAACTTTAATAAGATTACTTCTTTAGTTCGTAAAACAAAACCAGAACCTTGGGATATAAAAGACTCAGCAAGATTAGTAGAGTATCATGTATATGATGTTATTAGTCATACTGGTGTATTTTCTGAACGTATGGATTGGATTACTGAACAAGCTGAAGGTATTCCTAAGTTTACCAATTCAGTTATACTCGTTGAAACTCAACAAATTTACAATCAAAATATGATGGACGATATTTATGGCGCATACCTTGAAGATGGATTTGAGGGCCAAATGATACGAATTGATGATGTATACCAAATGAATAAACGTTCTAAATTCTTAATTAAGCGAAAAGAATTCCTTACTGACGAATATGATGTAATTAAAATTGAGGAAGGAAAAGGTAATTGGTCTGGTCATATCAAAAGATTTGTTATGCAAACAGAAAATGGACAAGAATTTGGCGCAGGGGTTCGTGGTACTCAAAAGGTATTAAAGGATCTATTTGAAAATGGACCAAATCCAGATTGGTGTACCTTGAGATATTTTTCACCGACACCTGACGGCATTCCACGTTTCCCAGTTGTTATTGACTGGGGAGTAGGTAAAAGAGAAGACTAATGGATTTAAAATTTACAACAGCAGGAGACTATATGATGAGTGACACAGCAAGTGTAACAGCGGACGAATTACGTGCGTTTATTGAAAGAATTGAAACCTTGGAAGAGGAAAAGACAGGGGTTTCTGACCAAATAAAAGATGTAATGTCTGAAGCAAAAGGCCGAGGGTATGAAGCAAAAATCATTCGCAAAATTGTATCAATTCGTAAACGTAACCGTGACGATGTTGACAATGAAAACGCTATGACTGAATTATACATGGATGCGTTAGGAATGTAATGCGGCCTCAATACGAAATAACTGTACCTTATTATCAACAGCAAGAATCAAATGAGCCACAACTCAATTCAGCTGAAGATGGGCATCGTTATGCGATGTTTGTTAAGGGTAACGACCATTTAATCGACGGACGAACTTATTGTTTCCAAGACGAAGATGGTAATTACGTCAGTACTTTCGTAAGCCAATATTCTGATATTATTGAACAGAACCTAGAACCGCGTGTAAAGGAGGGTGTACTTGCTTTACACGCAAAAGGTTATTTAACTTTTACCAGTTGCCAAGGGCATGACGACTCAAAGCACAGGTATATTGGAGTAGTGTTTAATAATAAAGAACAAAAGAAAGAATTTATTGAATCAGTGGATAAACTTAATTGTGGTATCCATTGGTACGATAATTCAATAAACAGTGTTGAAAGACCGTGCCATGAAATACCTTGGTGGTCAGAAGGTGGTATAACGTTACACATTGTTTATGACGACCAAAAATATAACGAAGCACCACAACAAAGACGTAGAAATAAACCATATACTGATTCAGAACTCACTAAATTTTGGAATATACAAACCAATCGTAACTATACTCATTATGAATGTATAGTGTTTTCGTTTGGTTATCCAATGGTAGAGAAAAGTATATGGCATAGAATACACAGGTGGTTATTCTATAAACAAGATAAGGTCGAAAAGTCATATGAAGACTTCCTATCTAAAGCGTCATATCTCCCAGACTATCTTGCATAAAAAAAGGGAAGCCCGAAAGCTTCCCCAGTTAGTATCGTTAACCGATATCTTATATTTAGAACAAGTTGCTCACTAATACACGACGGTAGTAAACGTTTGTGTCTGCTTCAAGTTCTCCAGGAGGTGTTCCTTGAGTTGCGCCTTTAGCGAATGGGTTTGATACCATGCCGTAACGTGTCTTAAAGCCGATTTTTGGTTGGAAAGAATTCTCACCAACTGCACGAACCATTTGTAACGGCACATATGGGCAATAGAATAGACCAGCATCGAATGATGATGAACCTTTATATCCTACTACCATGTAGTTAGCGCCTGCATATGGGTCGATATACACTTTATAACGTCCGTTAAGAACACCAGCGAATGTATTGCCTGTGTCGTCAACGTTCAATGAGTTAGAGTTAAGAGCTGGAGTATAATCTAGTACACCCGCCATTTGAAGTGCTGAAGCAACATCAGATGAACAGATAACCATGTTACCTTTCCCACGTCTTGTTCCTTTAGCAATCGCGTTAGCTTCTTGCTCGATTTGGAACATAAGACCTTTGAACTTCTCTACTGACCAACGACCGTTAGCATCAACATCTAAGTCGAATGTGCCTGGAGTAGCTGTTGCAGCTGCACCAACAACCGCGTTTGTGTAGATTGTACGAACTAATTCACGGTTGATTTCCACTAGGATTTCAGACTGTAAGATGTTCGCTAGTTCTGTTTCAGCATCTAGACCGTGTACGGCTTTAAGATCCTGAGCAAGCTCTGTTGTGTATTCAGCTTTTAAAGCTCTTGACTTAGCTGCTACTGTAACTTTTTCGATTGAGAAAGCCATTTCAGCGAATGCATCACCTGTTGAACCAAGTGCTTCAGCAGCTGCTGTATCCATACCAGTACCTGTTGTTACAGATGCTTGACCTGGAGCATTTGAAGAGTGAGTTCCTGCACCAGAGAATGAAGTATCAGCTTCGTTGTAGAATACTTCGTTTGCAGCTGTTTGGTTAGTATGTGTTGAACGCATTGCAAAGATAAGTCCTGTTGGACCTGTCATTGGCTGAACGCCAGCAATATCGTATGCGATCAAGTTTGGCATCGCACGACGTACTAAAGAAATAAGTACTGGGTCGTAACCAGCTGTTGGACCGCCTGCAGCAGAAGTAGAAGCGAAACCGCCTGTGCCTACATCGTTTGCAGCTGTTTCAGAAAGTAAGCCTGTCATGTTAGCAGATAAGTCGCCTGACTCTGCTAAAGCTCGTTCTGTGTTTTCAAGAATAGTAGCTGTTACGCTTTTCTTGTGGTTGTCTGTAATAGCAGAAAAAGAGGAATGCTCCAAGATTGGACCCCATTTTTCAACTAATGCTTGATAGTTTGACTGAGTCATTAGATTCTATCTCCTTGTTGATTTATTCTGGATATATTTATAAAAGTTATGTTTTTCATTGGGTTACTTAGTTACGGTTCAAATACGCTGAAAGAGCATTGATCGTTGAGTGCTCAGAAAGTGGTTGTTTCACTTCTGTGTCTTCTGTGATAATTGCTTCTTCTTCAGTTACTTCCTCAACTACTGGTTTCGCTTTTTTGAAGAACGATTCCTTTAGTGTCGCAAGGTCTGCTTTGTAGCTGTCAACATCATCGAAAGCAAGCTTTTCTGATAGTACTTTAAATCTTTCTTGTTCTACAAGTGTAAGACCTTCAGTCATTTCAGCAAAAACGCCTGATGCAGTTTGAGCATCAGCAGCTTTTTTAAGCTCAACATTCTCAACAATCGCCTTATTAGCGTCTGCTCTTAATGTTTCAATTTCTTCTTCCAAGCCAGCAACAACGTCTAGAGTTTCCTCATCAACATCAATGTTGTGCTCTTCGAATAGGCCTTTAAGACCATCCATTAACGACTCCGCCATTTCTACCTTAATACCAGCTTCAATAGCAATTTCGTTTTCTGACATCCACTCTTCTACAACGTAGTCAAGATATGAGTCAAGGTTTTCTAACATCTGTTCAACTGATTCATCAAGTGCAGTTTGCATTGATGCTTCTAAAACTTCTGTTTTCTCAACGATAACTGCATCAGCTTTTACTGTTGCCGCTTCGTTAACCGCAGCTTCGAATACCATAGTTGCTTTAGCTGTAAATTCTTCCGACAAATCCATGCCTTCGAAAATAGTCGCGATTGACTCCGCTACTTCAATTACTTCTTCTACGATTTCATCAGTTTCTACTTCTGATTCTTCCGCTTGCATTGGTGCTGCTGCAACTTTATCGGCTGTTGGATCAACCTTTTTGTTTACATCAGCTTTCTTCTTTTTATGTACGCCGCCTGCTGGTGTCGCAGGATCCATAACTTCTGCGGCAGGTACGCCTGCTCCGCCAGATTTTTCGACGAACTTTTCGTCTAAGTCATTTGACATATGTTCTACTCCTTTTATTAGATACTTTTTATCTAAGTATTATTTATAATAATATTATTTTTCAGCTTTTCTAAGTGAGTTCACAAAACGCTCGAATAATTCAGACGCGGTGCCTTCATCAATTTTAGTGACAACTCGTCTGATTTGCTTTTCTACTACTTGTTGTATTTCTTCAATAACCTGTTCAATAGGTTCCTGAGCAATCCAGTTACCTGAGGCTATATCGTAATAGTATTCAGCATTTTCCATAATACCATTTACAAAACACTGTGGTCCAGATGGGTCAGTTACGATGTCGACAGTGGCTAAGTGAAAGTCATTTTGTACTTCCATAATTCCATCTCTCGTTGCTTTAACTGAACCTAATCCGCGGGTAGATACACCGATCTTAACACCCTCGTCCATAAATGTTTTGACTATCTCACCCATTGGTGTACCAAGAATTTTGGCTTTACCAGTAAAGTTTGATCCCTCTCGTTTCATCTCTGTAATAAGATGAGACACACGATCGCCATTGATTGTAGGTCCGTCTGGGTGACCTAATTCGCCTAGCGCTCGCTTTGTTTCTACAAAGTCAGTATTGTATCTGACCATTTCTTTTTCTAAAATCTGCGACGGATAAATTCTTCCGTTGCGATTCTTAATATCACCTTGCATAAAGATACCTTCGATGAAATGAGTTTTCTTACCCGTTTCTTCGTTTAATTCTACAGCAACAGCGCATTCTTCTACAACTTCTGTTATTAATCTCATATCTTAGATCCTTTGTTTTTTCTATTTATAACGCTTCTCGGGCAAATCCTACGATCTCTTTAAACCCTGCTTCGTCTTTCATCATTACCTTTTCCATATCTCTACGGTTTTTAGCATTGAGATTTTTATAAAAAGAATTTAAAAGTTTAGCATCTTGGTTAGATACCTTTACATTTTTACCATTCTTTAATCTCAGGTTTCCCATTTTAACAGCTTCGTCTAACATTTCAGTAAAGCCTTCACCTACAAGTTTTCTCACAGCTCGGTTAATACCCATAGACCTGTTAACAGATTTCTTTTTATGCTTATGCATTAAATCAAATTGTTTATACATATCTTTGTCTTTATCAGCCATTACTCCAGCATCTTTGTGGTGTGTAGCAAGATTATCCTGCGTTTCTTTATTGCTGTGAGCTTTTTTAATATAACTGCCAAGAGTTTTCTTGTCAAGTTCATTAATTTTTGCTTCCGATTTATTTTTCTTATAATCGTTAATATTATGGCCAGGAGGTACGTCTCCTCTCCAGTGGCCTACCACAGGAATATCTTTATTAACAGAGTTTAAATGTTTTTCAGCATCTTCTCTAGTTTTAAAATCTTTACCAACTCCGTCATCAGGGTAGTGACCTTTTTTATGTACTTTATATAATGGGTTGGTAACACCGTCGCGCCCATAACGAGGATAGCTGCTTTGACGAGTTTCACTATTGTTGGTATACACTTTACTAATTTTGTGTGTTTTACCATCTTGAAATGCTTCGTTTGTTCTAATAACATCTTGGCCGCGATCGTCAGTTCTATCAGATCTAAGCTTTTTCATAACTGTACGAGTTTTACCATCTGGTCCTGTTTGAGTAACCATATGTCTCATTGCAGAGGAAGTCGTTTCAATTACGTCAACTTCCTCATTTGGCTTTTTTCGCGCACGCATAATTGCGAAGTCGTGTCCGTCAATTTTCCCGTTTTTGTTATGGTCAAGTTTTTTCTGTCCACCCTTTAAAGCTTCGTTCCATTTACCGAATGCTATTTCTGAAACCTTTTCAGTAACTTCTTCTACTTCTTCATTCCTTTTGTTAAAAGGAAATTTAACATCTTTATCAGGAGATCTATTTAAACGATCAAGCGCAGCTGCCGCCCGTTTTCGTTGATGGAGGATGTCATTACCATGCTGATCAGCCTTGTCATATGCTTTCTCACCCGCGGCATCTCGTTTACCCCTGAATTTATCTATATCACGGTTATTAGCGGCTTTTTGCTTAGCAAGGCTTTTTTCTGCCCTATTAAGTTTATTCTTCATCATCATCTTGCCAATACCTTTAAATGGGCCTTCTTCTAATCCTTCCTTTGGAATATCGAAAGGAGCTTTAGCTAGAGTAACTTTTTTCTTGCCTTCTTTTGATGCAGCAGTAGCTTTATCAAGTGCAGCCTGTGTAGCCATCTCTTTTGATTCGTTTGCTCTAAATTGACTGAACTTACGACCTTTACGTAATACAGGCTCTTGATCTGGTTTATCACCATAAGCTTGATCGTAATTAGCTTCATCGTCTTCTTGGTCAGCAGGACGGGCAGCTTTTGGTTTTCCAATATCACCACTGAATTGACTATCAGGTGCTACAGGATGGGGCGCAACCTTTTGGTTATGCTGGTCTTTGAAAGCTTTTTCTTCCGAAGACTTCGGTTGAGCAACTTCGCTAAGTATATTTTTGAAAGTTTTCATAACTTAACTCCTAATTTTTTGTTTGTATATATTTATATGAATTTGTTGTTCTCATTTTATTCTTCTGCCTCTGCTGGAGGATTTTCTTTGGCTTCAGCTTCGATTTGATCCTTCATTTCACCCATTTCTTCCTCTGACATACGAAGAACGTTACGCAATACCCATTCTCTGGAATAGTATGTGCCAACATGTTCTTCAACTTCACGTAGAGTACCGAGTCTTTCTTTTGTAATTTCAGCTTCTTTAAGCTCTTGGAAATAGTTATCCTGCACAAAATCGTAACGAATAGCGTTTTTTATTTCTTTAAATTCTTCTGGCGTTAAGATACCTTTAAGCACTAATTGTTTTTCAAGTAATGATGTAAAGATTGATGAAAAACGAGCTCTTAGTCTTTTAATGAATTTACTAAATTTTAATTCATCACGAGTAATTTCTGAAACACGACCAAATGAATACATAGTTTCTGGTTCTAAACGCGATAGCGGAACCTTTAACGATTTGTATAGTTTACGTTGGAAGTATTGCATATTCGTATCATCTGTTAAACCACCAGCATTTCCGCCTGGCATAGTATCAACTTCTGTTGTACGCTCACCACCACGTCGTGGGAACCAAAAGTCTTCGGTCATAGTCATCATTTTACGAGCATCATTGATTTCTCCAGTAGATGAGTCATATTGTAGTTTGTTCTTATGACGAACCATCATATCTCTTATATACTGCTCAGCTTTTGATTTAGGTAAGTTGCCAACGTCAATGTAGAACACTCGTCTTTCAGGAGCTCGTGTAATAGTGTAAATAACTGTCGCATCTTCCAACATCCTTAACTGGTTGAGTGGCTTTATTGAAGGATGTAAGTATGATAATACTAATGAATTGTTTTCGTTCATTACGCCTGAAGTAACTCTGGCAATAGCGTCCTTAGCAATCTTATATCCTTGAGCAGTACCACCAGAAGAATTACTAGTTTTATTTGAACCAAAACCTGTTTCAGAATACATATAATATTCTGCTTTTACTTTTTTAACTGGGATACCTGAATGTGGATCCTTTTCACGTTTATCAACTTCACGAATGAGTTTTAATTTACGTGGATCTACATATCGTAATTCTTTAATCCCTTCTGGGATATTTTCTGGATCAATAATAACGTGATAGTTTAATCGACCATCAACGTAGAATTTTTGAAACGTTTCGTATGCTGTTGTAGAAAAATCTAATAATGATAATATGCTATCAAATTCTTCTATGACTATTTTCTTAACTTTGTCTGGTAAATCTGTATCGTCCAAAAGAACTTCAACAACTTTATCATCTGTATCTACACTAATTGCTTCATTGATTACTTCGTCAACAGCTTGTGCAATTTCTGGCTGGTGTGCTAAACCTCGGTATTTTGATACCAATTCTGATTCAGTTTTAGCAGTTCCTTCCATATCCAATAGTGTACTATAGAAGCCACCCATTGCATTACCAACGGTGATAGCTCCATCGTCATTTTGAGGCTCAACAAAAGAGGAAGGTGTAAAACCCTCCTCTTCAGTGTCTCGTTTAATATCAAAACCAAAAATCTTCATTTATTCACTTTCTCATTATTTAAGTAGTTGGAATGCCGGTGTTACCCTCAACACGCCATAAGTCATATTGGAATGTTACATTAAATTCCTCAATAGTATCAGCTTGTCCCCAATCCATTTGAATTCCATCAATGCTTACTGGATGCATGCCTTCAAAGATGTATGTTCTAAGAATTGAACCATCTTTACTAAACTGGGTAATTTGCCCAGTTGATTTGTAGTCTTGTGGTAATGCTCTGGTGTTTGAGTCATGCGAGTTAATCGCGTTTGACCAAGCTTCCATCGCATTTCGTACTGCGAAATCTTCGTCGTTGATTACGGTCACGGACCAATCTGCGAATGTTCTATCACCGGCATACTTGACCTGACGGCCGAAGTAAGGTACCACGAATTGCCCCACAATGGATTCTGGGATGCCTGCTGAACGTATCATAAACGGAGTTTTGATGTCAGCTTCTGGAGCAATTGGGTTAGTGATTTGACATTGGAACAGGGTAGGACGTGCACCGCCACCGACGAGCTCTGATTTGAACTGGTTGATATTGAATGCCATTTTGTTTCTCCTATTTTCTATTCTTATTTATTTAAGTTAACTGACCGACAATTTCGTCAAATTCAATACCGGTTCTAGTTGCAACGAATGTTAATTCGATTACGTTAATAGAACGTGCTGGTTTAATGAATATGCTTGCGCGGAATTTATTTTGGTCAATTACCTCAGGAGTATTAACGGTTGAGTCACTGATTACTCGGTAATCAATAATACCACGTCTTCCTTGGATATCACGTAAGAATGGATCTACAATGTTTCTAAACTGTGTTTGAGTGAATTCGTCGTTCAATTCAAACAAGAAGCTTTGGGCTGCAGTAGCAATTGATTTTTCAACCGCGATAAACAACCTACGAACATTTAATCTATCAAACGCAGATGAAACACCTAATCCTGTTTTATCACCAAATAGTACAATACCTTGTCCTACCTGTGACACAACTGGGTTGATGTCTGAACCATACAATAAATCTCTCATTGCTTTGCTAGGGTTAAACGCTAACTTAACAACATTTTTGATTATACCTTTTCTAAAGCCAGCTGGTGATTCCCATGCTTCAACTCTAGCAGCCAATCCGGCCATGTCACCATTTAATGGAGTCCAACGATATTTGTCATTGTACTTATCATATCGGTATTTGTATCCACTGTCAATGAATGAATAAGATGAGTTTTGAATTTTATTACGATATGCAATTGCATTGGTAAGTTTTGCATTCATTTTAAGCTCATCAACAACAGCTTCTTTAGATGGTGAAATAAATGCAACACAATCTTTTCTTGTTTCACATATATTAGAAACAATGTAATTTGCTCTTACTGCAGCATCATCGCCTTTACCTTGAAGTACAAAAGCAATGTCGATTTCATTGGCACTTCTTAAAGTATCTAATGCTAAACCTAATTGACCTAATGTTGCAGTCGTTTCTGTAACCGGTGATGTTGCACCAGCCATTCTTTCGTATTTAGCAATTGCTGTAGATGCAGTACCAATTGGTGCTGTGTTAGCAATTTTTACCCAAGAGGAGAAGTTTTCAATCACTGTACCATAATAATTGGCAGTACCTTGTGGTGAAACAGCGCCTACGGTTGTTGAAATATTTTCGAATTTTTCTAGTATAAATCCTGCAGTACCAGAAATTTCTCCACCTGCGTCAATAACCGCTACGTGAATATTTCCTGCGTCTGGCTTTTTGGAGAATGTTCCTCCATGTTGCCATTTCTTTTTCATTGATAGTTTAGCTAAATCAGTTTCAGCTAATGTATATTTGTTAAAGAACTCGATATCGTATGAGTATAGAGCAAGGAATTCAGTATTCGCATCGCCTTCAACGGCCTCAGCAGTCACTTCGGTTTCTGTGAATGAGCTAACTCTCATTTCTTGGTAACCAATTGATTCGTTACCGATTTCTAATACATCGCCTACGGCTAAATCCAGTAGGTTTTGTGTATTAGCTGTTTCAAATTGAACGTTAGAAGAGTTAAAGTTAATAACCTGATCTAATGTTACGTCTGAAATTTTATTTGTTGGAATTCCTGCTACCGCAACGAATGGATTTTCGAAACCGGTTGAAGATACCCAAGCAACTTCTAGTGAGTTACCAAGCTCACCTTTATACTTCGCTTCGAAAGCACCGTAGGTACTATCATCTGAAACGACGTCGTTGTTTGCATCAAGTGTGATGTCTAATGTTGTACTGTTAGCTTCGGTTGAACCATCGTCTGCACGAACAACATACAGTGCATTTGAATATGATAAGTAATCAGCAGCTGTAAAAAATGTTTCGTAATTGTCATCATTAGGTGCGCCAAAACGGTCTACGAGTTGGTTTTCTGATGATAGCAATAATGGTTCGTTAGTCGGGCCCCACCTAAATACACCAGCTATTGCAGCAGGTGGATTTGAGATGGCTGGTACTGCCTGAGAAGCATCAACTTCCCGAACTATAACAGAGGGACTTACGGAAAAAGCCATATTTTTCTCCTTTATGTATTGAAAACGCGTTAATCTTGTTTTTTTATCTATTTCTTACTGTTCTTATTTATAAAAAATGGTATTCTATATAATTACAGCACTAAGCCGTCATCTTCATAATAAAAATCTTCGCCAGTATCAACAAAGCCAAAAGGCAATAATTCTTCCTCAATTTGTTCTTCTGTCTTTTCTCGTAACTTAACAAGTGTATTTATGTCAGTCATATCTTTAAAATACGCTTGTTCAACCATCCATGCAAACAGAACAAGGTTCATAACCAAATCGTCGTGAAATCCTGACTCTGCTTCGTATGAGTTTGCTTTTTTAGAAAAACGGCTAATTTCTTGTATAGTATCATAATCTTGTATAATAAGTTGGTTTTGCTCAATTAGCATTTTAAGCATGCTACATCCAACTGCCTTAACGTTTTTAGTTGTTCTTATTCCATTATCTACTTTTTTACCAAAACCGCCAGTAAGTATTTTACCAGCTCTTCCATTGTTTGTGGTGTATAATATATTTTCATAACCATAATCCATTAAGAGAACATCAGCAACCTGTTCTCCAATATCGTTAACCTCTATTAAAACAGCAGCGGTATTATATACTTGTCCTATTCTAAAAACAACTGATGCAAAATCAATTGGTCCTACAAT